ATGTCTGATTTAAGTATTGCTCAAAAGTTTAATATGCCAATATCTAAACCAACATCTATAAATAGCAATACTAATCAAATTAACCAATGTTCCAAAGATGGCAAAGGGATTTCTACTGGAGTTAAAGTCGCCATAGCTACGAGCTTGGTTGCTTTAGCTTCTTATGGAATTTATGTCGTAACAAGAGGAAAGGTAAAACCTAAAACAGCTCCTATAACAGGAAATAATACCTCGGTGCAAGAAATTAAAGAATTGTCAGTAAATGCATTTAAAGAAATTGGTAGATTTAACAAGGGTAGAGCTGTATTAGCTGACGGAACTAATTATACCGGTAAAATTGTTAGTGAACCAAAAGACGGTTCTAAGTTTGTAATGGAATATCTAGACGGTGTATTAAAGAAGTCAACAAAAATAAAAGGTGAAGAAACTGTCTTTGAAAAGACTTATAAATATTCTGATGAATTAGGCCTTGTTAACGTAATTAAAAATAAATCTTCTGTTTTAAAGAAGTTTGTTGATGAAGCAGGTAACTTGAACATTGTAACATCTAAGCATCATAATGTAATTGATAAATCAACTGGCCTAATACGTAGAGATTGCAGATTTATTGACAAACATAATAATATTTCGGGTTCTTTCGAAACTCCTTATTGTATCAGAGCACGAGAAGGTGGTATAAATTATCCATTAAAAATAAAAGGAACCGAAGTGCAAACAGCTTTTTTAGATCCGATGTCTGGAGGTGTCGGAAACTTAGAAAAAGGCGAATGTAATCTTGTTTGGAATTATCGTGGCAGAAAAAACGATGGAGATAACGTTTTTCACATTGACACAATCTATCGTTTTAATAGTTCTGGTAAATCTATGAGAAATATTGATTTGTATGGCCGTTATGGTAAATATAAAAAATTAGACTTTGACTTTAAATCTGGATTCGTAACAAACGGAGAATCTCCATTGTTTAAATATAATTACAAAACTAATGAAATAACTGATTTAAAAATTGATAAGAATGAAGCAGAAGAACTGGTCAATTTTGCAAAAGAGCAATATGGACTTTATCAGAAAGCCCAAAAGGCAAGATTAATAGAATACAAAGCTGGTATTTGTTAGTTAATGTAAATATTTAGCTAATCAATGTAAGATGCAACTTGAGTACTTAATTAACGGATAAAAAAAATGATAACAAAAGTTATCATCTTTTTATGGTGTACTCAAGGGGACAAAGTTTGAACTTTTTGCGCTTAATATTATGCAACAAATACGTAATCCGAGCAACTCAAATTTATTTGAAAAAATAAAAGAATATCTTGCGGCATAAATAAGTCGTGAAAATTTGTCACGGGTTCAATTCCAAAACATGCAAAACATGCACGAAAAAAAACTGAAAAACCGCGCGGCACTAGGGGAGTCTTCTGCCCCGCATGAGCCCCGCCCCGTCGGGAAGTACCTTGACCGCCAAAACCCGCACAAATAGGGCATTTTAGCCATTTTAGCATTATTTTCTTGATTTTTTGCCGACAGGCGGACAAGATGACTTCAATTTGTAGTCGGCTGATGTTCTGTCCTGCTCCGTCCAAGATTTTTAATTTTTTATCGAAAATATTCCTTGAAATTATTCCAAAAATAAGCAACAAAAAAGCCCGCCTTTTGAGCGAGCTTTTTGCCATGCAAGGAGCAAGCATGAATTAAAGAGAATGAACGAATTCTTTCAGTGCATTAAGCCTGTTAAGCCAACCGTTCAGAAATTTTTTTTGATTTCCGTATTGAGCAAATTCTCTGTATTTTGCTTCACGGGCTGCAATAAACTTTTCAGGGAATTTATATTCAGCTGCTTTCAGGAACTGTGCAACACGTCCGACGCCCATATTGACAGCAGTGTCAAACGCAAGAACTGCGAACTGCTTCGACATTGTGTTACATTTTGCAGCAAGCCAATATCTTGAAAAGTAAATTGCTTCAACTTCTGCTTGAGTTATATTCTTGACGGACTTTTGCGCAAGTCCTTTTTGCTTCAAGTATGAGTTGTAAGTGCTTTGAGTGATTCCTTTGTTTGTTGCTCCGCCTTTATCGTCAGGATCGTCAACAAAACCGCCTTCCCACTTTAGAACAAAAGCAAGGGCTTTTTTGAATAATTCGGTTTGTTCAGACATTTTTGCTCCTTTTCTGCTTTTTAATTTTTTGAATGGTTAATTCACCCCCGCATTTTGAACATTAGTGTCAAAAGTATTCCAATGTTCTTCTTTAGTTTTTGGTTGCTGAATAAACCCGCATTGTTTGCACACAAATTCAAGCATTTTTTCTCCTTTCAACTTCCTTTGCAATTTTGCATTGCATAATAAACAAACGCCCACATGCGAATTAAGCGTCCGTCGTGCCATACTTCGATAATTTCTTCCATAGCTTCTCCTTTTATACATTGATTTTGTTTTCAAGGTCTTCAATTCTATGATTGGCAACTTTTATTTGTTCTTCGTGAACTTCTTCTCTTTTTTCAAGAAGAAAGGTTCTTTCAATTATTGAGTTGTGTTTGTCCTGTTTTTCTTCCAAACGTCCGATATGTTCCTCAAAGTGTTTTGCATTTTCGCTGATTTTTTCAGACAAGTTTTCCTTCAAGTCTTTCAATTTTTCTTTGAAATCGTTCTGTATTTTTAACAAAGCGTCATTGAATGTCTTTTTTATTTCGTCAAGCGTTTTTGTGTGTGCTTCGGCTTGTGCCTTCAGTCTTCCTGCAAAATATGCAATCGCAGCAATGTTTGCTCCTATTGATAGAAAAAGAGCAGCTTCTTGAATGTTCATTGTTTTTCTTTCTCCCCCTTGCTGTCGATGTAGTCCTGAAAATGTGCGGGCGTTATGCACCACGCAGGCAAGCTGTACGCCTTGCAAATATCCGGGAAGCATAGAGCAATATATTCTGAACAAATAAGCCCTTCACGGTCTTTCTGTGCCCCGTTGTTATGAAATAAAGCTGCTTTTAATAAACTGCGAATATCGCCCGTTCCGTATGCTTGCCCGATGTATTTTTCAAGATTTTTGAAACTTATCTTTAACGGAATAGCGACAAACTGTTCTTGCGTTTTTTCTTCAAGAATTTTCCATTTTTCAAGCGTATAGCGTCGAACTCCCGCAGGAACGCCGAGTTTTTTTGAGCCGTTTGCGTGTGATTCATAAACCCACCATTCGCCAAGCCTGAAGACGAACGCCAAAACATGCGTCGGAATTCTTTCAGAATTAGGCGCATAACATTTTGAATATTTGCGAATTTTTTTTGAAATAAAGCCTTCCCCGTATTGTAAACCTAAATATGTTCTTCTTTTGTCGAGTTTTTCAAAATCAATCATTTTTCTTCCTCTGTATGTCTTTTTTTGTATGCTTTCGATTTTTTCTTCAATTGTGTTTGAAGCTTTTTGTTTGCTTTTCCAAGAACTTTGACAGAAGCCTTTGCAATTTTTTCTTTGATGTCATCAGGAATTGACGGGACGCCGTATGTTGCAGCGTATGCGTTCGCAGCTGTTATTGCTGCAATAATTGCTTTTTCTTCAAGAATGTCGATGTTTTGGCATTCGTCAACTTTTGACAAAATTTCGTTTGCAATGAAGTCTTCAATCTTTTCTCTGCGGTCATCAATTTTTATGAAAATTTGTTTTGTTTTTTTGAACATTTTTTCTCCTTTACTTTGCAGCTCAAAAAGAGCTGTCAAAAGACAGCTCTTTGAGAGTTTATGCCCTGCCCGAACTATTGCAGCAAGAATTGCAGCTGCTTTTGCTGTAATATACCCAACCAACCCAACCACAAAAAAGAAACGCCTCTGAAGGCGTTTCAATGTTTCTTTAACTCGATTTATACATTTGCGTTATGAAAAATTATTCTTCAAGTTCGGCAACTTTCTTTTCGTTGAAATATTGCTGCTGTTTTTCGGCAAGAAACATTGTTAATGCTGTTAACTCTTGAATTGTCATATTGACTGCACGTTCTGCCTGTTTTGTTGAGTCATATATCATCATCGGGAATATATCAGGGAATTTTGCGCCTTTTTCAATAAGTCCGACGTAAATTTCTTCAGCCCATTTCGGTTTATAAGTGAAGCCATTTCCGCCGATTTCTTCGGGGTATTCAATAGGCGTGTCAAGTTTATAGTCATATTCAATTTGCGCTGCTGAAACATCTTTCTTTTGAACGCTGCAAATCAGCTCAAACTGATTGAACTCTTCATTTGAACAAAACGCTTCCAAATAAGAATATTTTGTCAATTCGTTTCCGTTGTTATCGGAAACAGTTTCAGCTGAACAATTGATTCTGATATAGACGCCGTTTGCTGAACTTGTTTTGTCGAGTCTGATTGGTTTTTCAAAACTTTCTGCTTTCCTGAATGTAAACATTTGTTTTTCTCCTTTTGGTTTATTTTTAATTGTCGAGTGCGAATTCTTTGTTTGCAATTTTTAACATTGATGTATGGTTTTATATGCTTTTCAAAAACGCCGTGCGAGTTAGTATGTTTAAAGATACCAAGTCTGCTCATCATTTGACAGCAATCGAAAGCAGTTATTTTCTGCTTTTTGCTCATCTTTCTAGCCTTTCGGGTGGCTTTTAACATAGTTGAACGACGAATTGTTGTTTTGTCCCGATAAAACCTAAATCCTATAAAATCAACAAAACGACCTTTTCTCTTGCCGTCTTTTTTGTCTATGTAATCAAATCTAAAGACTTGATAATTGCTTTTGAGTTTGAGCTTAAGTTTAGAAAGCTCAAATTTTATCAAATTTAATGAATTGTGTAACTTTTTTTTGTTTCTTCCGAATATAACAACATCGTCAATATAACGGAACATTCCTGCTGCTTCTAAATCTTGCTTGATAAAGTGATCCAAACTTTGCAGATAAAAATTTCCGAACCATTGTGAAGTATAATAACCGATAGGAACGCCGACACGTTCTTCGTGTCCGTCAGGAAATATCGCAATATTTGAATCAATTATTTGTTCAAGCAAAAACATCATTTTTTCGTCGTGAATAATTCGACGAAGTTTTTCTTTTAAAATGTCCGTATCAATAGAGTGGTAAAATTTTGAAATATCATATTTTAAGACGTATTTAATGTCTGCGGGACGATTGCAAATAAATTTTTCAATGAATATTTTCCCATACTTAGGACCACGTCCGGGAATTGACCCGCAAGAAAATTCGTACATACCGCGCATAAAAATCGGCTGCAAAACTTGTATAACAGCATGATGAATAATTTGTTCATCTTCAAGAAATGGTTTTAAAATAAGGCGGAACTTTTGCGAAGTTGCATCAAAAGTTATTGTTGCTTTATGCTTACGAGCTTTGAACTCTTGATTTATAAGCATTTGTTTAATTTTTTTTATATACTGAACTTTATGTTTTTGAATATATTCAGCACGGTCTTTTGCTCCGCTTTTTTCGTCTTTGTCTTTTGTTGCGTTGTCAATTGCTAGGCTCAAATTATAATCACTTGTTACTTTTTCAAATAAATGATTATAAGATTTCACTACCGAATTGACTTTCCTTTCTTATGTGTCTTATGGATGTTCAACCGCAAGTTCTTTGAATTTTCATTCTCTGTCATTACTTATGTTACTAATCCATACCTTTGACGACTGAATTTTTGCCGAGCGGCAAGGAACACAAAAAGCGTTAATAATTTTACTGAATAAGAAGTGGACGCCCCGATGTTCCAATTCGAGTGCGAAGGAACATTGTTAAGGTTCGAAGCAAAAGCACCAACAAGCAAGCCATTGTTGCAATTGCCACCGACAAGGGCTGCTTCTTGCGTCCCTGTTATTCAATTGTAAAAATGCAAATTTAAGAAGTGGACGCCCCGATGTCCCATGTAGTATTCGACGGAAGACTGTGCAGATACGAACAGAACAACCCAGTCAACAAACCGTTGAAACAAGAGCCACCGACAAGGGCATAATCAATTTGTCCGTTATTGAACCACATGCCGTCGCATTCAAAAGTTGAACTTGAGCCACTAACAACATGAGGAAAAATTCCGTATTGATTGCCCGTACATTTTGAAATATAGCCGCCTGAAGTTCCTGAAGGAGCAAGTCCAATTGAAATATAGCCTGCCCCGGTTTCGTTAAAGCCTGTTGTTGTTGAACCGTCCTGCGTGCCGTATGTAAGTTTTATTTTTTGCGTTCCGTTGTCGTTAATCCAACCTGCAATTCTTTCCCACCTGTCGCCGTACCAATTTTGCATATAAAATATATTGACAACTTCGTTTCCTGTCGAGCCCCAAAATTGCCCTTTTTCGTTTCCTGCGCCTGTCGTGTGCAGGTGGGAAGCCTGCGTTCCGCCCGAATAGTGACCGTTACCGAATGCCTTTTGAGAATCTGTTGTTCTTGAAATTAATATCAAAAGAATTCGAATCAGCATTTCTTCCGAAAGCGCACGAGTGAACCAGTATTCCCCATTTTCGAGAGCGGCCGTTCTTTCTGCTGCGCTTGTTGTGCTGCTTGTCGGTCTTTGACCTGATAATGAACGCATTACATTTGAGATGATAGAGCCTTCATAAATTGGAAGGAATATTTCAGGAACAATGTCGCCGTCTTTGTTTGTGTGTGCGTATGCGTGGAAATTTGAGTCAACTTGTTCATTAGCAACAAGAACTGTAATTTTTGTTACTTCGTTTGTTATTTTTAACCAACATAACGGAATGCCGCTCATTGCGTTTCCCGCATAAGCTGTATTTGCTATGTCGGACGCTTCTCCGTCTGCGCGAAATGCTAAATTAGTCGGATGTAATTCATAGTCAACAGTTGCGTCATTTTTTAGCATTACAGGACGATTTTTTTTGATAAACCATGCGTCTTTCCAGTCGCCCAAATCAAACGCACCTGTTGTATAATTCATGCGAGCTTCTTTGTAATTCTCGTTTTCTTCTATGTAGTGAACTCTTGTTTCAGGATTAGGATCAAGTTTATCAATCCAAAAGCCATATACAACAGCTCCGAACTTGTTTCTTTCATCTAAATTATAAACCCCGTTGACGGAATAAGGAAATGCTCTGTAATAATATGAAGAACTTGCGTCTTCGACTGTATCATTGAAAGGCGTTGAAGAATAAGCATTTCTTGAAGTGTTATCAATAACAACTGTTCCGTCTGTCGGCGTTGTAGGATAACTTCCGATTTTTCGAAGAACTTTTGTCCCCTTCCAAGAACATAAATATTTGCCGTCAATTACTGTGTCGTCAGGGTCTACCCAAGACAGCTGAACAGTGGTCCCGGATTGTTTAATTTCTAAATTTTGACAATTTGAGGGCGGAAGTCCTGCACCTGAAGAACTCGAAATTCCACCACCTGAAGCAGTGCCGCCTGAAAGAATTGCGTCCATGTGTTTTCTCCTTTTTATTTTTTTACAGACTATCTAATAATTTTTAATTGCAGCGTCAACGCCGCTGAAGTGCTCTCCCGTGCATAAAACATAATCGAACCGTTGCTTGTAACTGCCCGATATATTTTTCCATAATCAGAAAGTTGAGTTTGCGCTTCTGAATATGTTCCTGATTGCACAAGTCCAACAATGGGGACATCACTTGCAAGCAAGCCGTCAACCTCTACGCTTTGAGTGTATGGGGCATTTGTCCCGGTCCAATTTGTGCCTAATGTTATTGTTTTGGTTTCTATTATCGCCCTGTCGGCATTATAAAAAACGCCGTCTTTGAACTCTCCGAGAGTAATCCACGCAGAATCATCCGTGTTCCTTTGTTTTTTTACAGGGTTTGCACCTGAAGTATCAATCCAAATCATAGAAGGATAAGTTTGCTCAGGTTCGGAGCTTCCCATGAACTCCGTTGCAAGCGTTTGAAAAGCGTTGTTCAGCTGAGAAAGAACTTCGCTGCCTGTCCCGTCTTCAATTTCAATTGGTTTTTGCATTTTTTCTCCTTTTTATGCAGAACAAAACGAGCGTCAAAAGACGCCCGCATTGTTCTTTTACTTTTTGTTAATAACCTTGCGCTACAAAGTTGATAGTTTTTTCGACAGCAGTTCCGTTATTGTGTATAACTATGTCAAAAGAGTTTTTTGTAATATTAGAAACTGTTTCGTCATCCCCTTGATTTTTATTCAAAATAGTAACTTGAACATTCGGAACTACATGAAAATTTTTGCTGAAACTGATTGTTTTTCCTGTTGAAGGAATTTCAATCGCTGTTCCTGTTTCAAGTACATCGGGAACATCAACATGAATTTTAAATTCTTCCATTTTTGCAACAACTTTGTTAGAGTTTGAAGCAAGAACGGCTCTGAATTTGAATTTTTTTCCATAATATTGACCTGTAATAAAATCTTGCCAGTTTTTGAAAATATCGTCGTCACCCGCAATGGAAATTTGAATTTTTGAATTCAATATTTCACCGCCATAGTTGCCGAGAAGACTTGAGATTTCTGAAACCTTTGCAATTTTTGAAAACAAATCAAACGGATTTTCACCGACAAATTTATAATCGACATAAATATAACAGCTTGCAGCTGCTCCAATGTCAACTATATTTGCGGCTTCGTATGTGCCTTCAGTTGTTATCCCACCCAAATAAAGCAGATTTTCAATTTTAGAAAAGACGGGAATTTGCGAAAATAAGCCACTGCCTGCAAGTGTCAAAACATTGTAATCATTTACAATAACGCCCGCAGAACGTGTTCCTTGCCATTTTGAGCCCCTTTCGTCATGAACAGCAATAACATTTTGAACAAGCCTTGCTCCGTCAATTTCAATCGACGCAGCTTCTTCCGAATATACTCCATAATCGGGAATGTACGCTTTAACAAAATATGTCCCGTTTCCGTTTGCTGTGTACTTATTCGCGGCAATTCTACCCAGACATTGCCCTTTTTGCCAAGAATCACCTTTTCTGATTTCATATACAACATTTCTTGTGTCATCTACTGGCTGCCAAGTAAGAACAGAAAGTCCGTCAGTATAATAGCTTGTAAGCCCTTGTACGTTTTCAGGAGCTTGTTTCAAAGCTGTTCCTTTGATTTTGTAATAGAACGGCTGAACATCAGCAAGAGTCTGAAGCCCTGCTCCAAATACATTGAAAGTAAGTGCTTTGACTGAAATTTCCTTTCCAATGTCTTCTTTGGTAAACGGAATTTTGAGAAAATTACCTTCATCGACTCTGCAAAATTGTTTCCCTTCGTCGTGAGATGTAACTCCTGAAGAATATGCGTTGCGTTTCAAGTATGAAAGTTCATATTCGTAATCGTCGACAAGCAAAGCGTCTTTGTAAGCAATGAACTCTCCGTCAACATAACAAAGCGTGTTTAAATTTTTTGCGTCTGCTTCTGTTCCGCTCAACAATTCTGCCTTACACATGGACAAATCAACATGAAGAACGTCTGCTTCGTCAATATCTCCGTCGAATGCTGCAAGTGGTTTACTTAAAATTCCCTGCCGCACTGGAGTTGTGATTGTGCCTGCGTATCGATATGTTGTGCCGTCGTCCGAAATCCATATTTCAGCCCCGCCGAACAGGTTTTCGCTGCTAGAACCGCCAACCCAAACTTCAAGCGTTTCTTGAGTAAGTTGAAAAGGCGGTTCAAATACAACAACAGGATTGATATTCCCAACAGCTTGAGCAAAGTCAATTTTTTCTGTCGAGCTGCGTTGATGTTGAATTTTTGCAGGCGTTGCCGTCCCGATAACAAGTTCTTCGGCTGTGATTTCAAGTTCGCCCTCGTTTTCTTCAATTGTGAGAATTCGAACAGCTTCTCTGTCAAGCCCGAGTCTTGAGTGCGTTAAGGTTACAACATCAAGCGG